AGATAGAGCCAATCGGACCTTGGATGAGTCCCGTTACGGGAATGACGGCTGCGGGCATGGGATGCTCCTTCTGTTACTTACGAGCCGCGCGCGCGGCATGGTATTCGTTGTACGCCTTCAAGCCTTCTGCATACGGCTTGCCATTGAAGAACGTGAACGTGGCCGGTTCCGGTTCGGAGTCGTTGACGCCGCCTTCATGAACGATGCGGGTCAGCGAAGCGAACGGATCGGAACCGCCCTTGATGGACTCAGAGAGCTTGAGATAGGCATCCTTTGCGCCCTTGTCACCGGACTTGGCAACGGCAGGGCGTAGAGCCTTGAGAAGATTGGCGGCATCGCCGGTGGAGAAGTCGGATTCCGCATGTTCATCGGGCGGCAGTACAATCGCGCCCTCGGCATCCTTTTCCGCCTTCTTCTCTTCCGCGTCAAGCTCCTTTTCGGCGTCGGTCATCTCATCGTCGCCGAATTCACCATCCTTGCCGCCTTCGCGCTTGTCGATACAGGCGTCGCACATGCATCCCTTGGGATGCTCGGCAGCGTCGCGTGCGGCCTTGCGATTGGCATCTTTGGATGCTTTGTCTTTGGCTTCTTTTGCCTTGCGCTCTTTTTCTTCGCGCTTGGCTTCCGCCTCAGACTCTTCCTCATCCTTGCCGCCCTTTTCCTTTTCGGCGTCCATTGCGGCATCGACGATCTTCTTGGCTTCTTCCGGTTCTGCGTCTTTCAGGGCGGCCTGAAGTCCGAGAGCGACCAGCAAACGATTTGACATTGTGATTCTCCTCAAACTCGATTTCGGGGCTGAATCCTTGATTCCCACTTCCGACCCCGCCCTGCCCTTTGGAACGATGGCAACATGGTTACCGCGAATCTTGCGCTGGACATATCGGCCATCGGCGTCCTTGCCCAACTCAAAAGTATATCCACAGGATACATCACGCACCCCATCATCTACTTTTACGTTCAGATCAGGGTGCTTTACATGGAGGTCTGCCAGGAGAGGCGTCTCGCCGTCATCCATCGGAGAACCCACGCGGATATTCTGCGCATGGCCCTTGCTGGTGGATTCGTATTCGTCCAGCGCATCGACCAGGATTTGCGGATCGGAGGGATGTTCATCTAATACGGACTTGCCCTCAAACGAGGCCAAAGTCTCAGGCGCGGTGACTTCCTCAAGTGGCCGGTATACGGTCACAAGTTCATCGTCTCCGATGCCCCACTCTGGTTTATAGCCGGGGTTTTTCTTGATCTCGCGCCCAAGGTACTGCTGGAATCCGGTACGCGCAATCGGTACATCTTTGTAAATCCGATAGCCTTCAGGGGTTTGGAACTGGTGTTCTTTGCCGGGAAGCAGGCTTGCGTAGTAGCTCAGGCGACCGCTTGGAGCGGGACTCGCATCGACGCCGCTGATCTTGTGCGCGTTGCGGCTGGCATAGAAGACAGACTTCCCGCGCTTGGAACCATATTCCGATTCCATCGCGCGGATAATCTTCGATCCTTTAGCGGTCAATGGCACGAATTCAGAGTATCACAACCTGAAAACGTACTCCTATTGGAATGTCTGAATCGGTCGACAAGAGCGTTTCTGCTCTATTGAACCAAAGTAGTTACGGGAGATTGAAGGGACGCGTGTACGTCTCTGCGCCGGGATTGCCTCCCCATTTCTGGGCATAGTAGAGCGTCCGATACGGGAACATTGCGTTCACCTGGGCGGAGATGAGCGGGTCTGCTTTGAGTGTTTGCGACGGCTCGTGATAGACGGGTAGCGCGGTTTCGATCAGTTCCCACCCGCGCAGCTTCATGCGATAGTACCAATCACAATCACTTGCGTACCACTGTAGATTGGTGTCCCACTCTCCTGCATCCTCAGCAGCGTCCATGTTGATCGCGGAGAGCGCATCGTAGTTCGTGAATAGGACTCCCCATTTGCGACCGGACTCGGTGTACTCACGCGCAAGCCTGAGTAGTTCAGCACAGGTGCCCGGCGCGGCCACGGCGTCTGAGTGCATCCATATGCAGATCGATGCGCCTGCGTCTCGTGTCTTGTTCAGCATGAGGTTCATGGTCTGCGAGAACGACAGCGGAACCGATGGGCGCATGTTCCAATAGATCCGCACATCGTCGCCCGTCTTGGAATTGTCAATCACCATCGGATGAATATCCTTAGCGCTATCGACCGCCATCTTTAGCAGATCGGGGCGATTCACGTAGGGAATGAAGGCACGATGGTCGGTCATGCAATCCCTTTCCGAAACCACGCCTCAAAGAACTGCCAGAGATCAGTCCAATCGAGTCCTTCTGTTAACCCGCAATCGAAATTCTCTGGTTTAAGGCGAGGGTCAAGCATTGCAAGCTTCCATTGCTGCGCGTCAAATACAGGGCGCTTAGATGCGAATGCACCATCGTACCGGAATGCTCTGGGCTTTATTTTCAGTAGAGGATTAAGCCATTCCGCTGCTCCAGCGTAATCACCGTGAATGCACGGCGTTCCGCAGGCCAACGATTCAAATATCGGGAATCCGAATCCTTCCCCTAGCCCAATCCCAAGCGTCACATCGCACGCGGAATATGCCCACGTCATCTGCTCATCGCTCAGCCGGCCAGTGGTGATGATTGCTCGATTGGCCAGTCCGTAGTCATGCAGCAGCGCAGAGATTGACCAGTAGCGCTCCAGCGCGTCCGTGTGAATCCAGATTAGCGTATCGCGCTCTTTGGTGACCATCGACACAGCCTCAATCGCCGTACCGTAGTCCTTTCGCGCCTGGTTCGTTGCCACTATGCCCACGAGGAATTGATCTGTGCCGATGGAGAAATCCACGTCTGGCCCCAGAATCAACTCGCCAAACTTGCGCCGCGCCTTGTCTCTCCCGCGTGGTTTCCAGATGGCTGTATCGATACCGTGGGGCAAAGCGTCGATAGTCTTGCCGTCGCCCAGTGTGCGCTCGATGATGCGTGCCGACCATTCGCTGTAGGCTAAAACACGGTCAAAACCCGACAATACAACCTTAAGCAATGACGAAAGCCGGTCATTTGGCCCGGTGGCGTCGATGGCGCTATAGGTCCATAGCTTGAACGGTTTGGTGGCAAGGAATTCGCGGAGGGCCACGTTCGGGCAGTACTGCTCTGGATTTGTGAGCCAGAGAAGCCGGGAAGCATCCCAGATGCAAAAAAGTATCCCCTTTCCATCGCCCGCGAAGTCGTGCCACGCCGCCGGCAGTTCCTTGACTACCCAATTCTCCATGCTGTGAATGTGGTAATCCGGCCAGGGGATGCTACGCGAACCGATGCCTCCATAGCCGATTGTCGCCACGCGGAACACGTCCGGCATGTACTCGTGGATGCGCTGCGCCAGATCGCGGGTGATGCGCCCGAGGCCGCTCGTGCTGGTTACGCTGTCGGAGAGGATGAGCAGGGGAATTTGCTTCACTGCGCCTCCTTCAGCACGTCTTCAATGATCTCCCGCAGCAGCGACCGCAGCGGCTTGTTGAGAGCCAATGCACGCTTACGGGCGATGGCCAGCGTGGCTTCGTCTACGCGGATGGTGACTGGAGTACCGATCTTACGCATTAATTCCTTTCGATTAGGAGGCCCAGGCCGCGTCAGAAGCTGCGAGAAAGAATAAGCGCATTCGGCGGCGGCCCAGAATGAACCTGAAACCAGTGTACTACGATTCGTACTCTTGTCAATGGTATTGTTTTCCATAGGAGGCCCATTCCCTCGGGAAAGGAGGGTGATTGAGGTATACGCAACAATGAACTACTCTTGAATCCTCGCCCCACTTCTGAGGCGCTGGGGTTCCCTATTCCCCTAGTCGGCCTGTCTCACGACAGTTTCCCATTGGACGCGGACGTATGGGCCATCGCTGGATTCACTACCAGCCCGGAGCCGCGAATTAGTTTTGATTTTTCTTGGATTCATCCCCGTGCGGTGTGTCGGGGTAGATGATTTGTATAGCGCCCTTTTATTTCTCAGAACATCACGGTAGGCGCGGAACCAACTGCCATCAGCAAAACTATGCGAGTTGTGCAATAATGGTTTCATTGTTGCCGCACAACAATAATGACTCACGGATATTCTTAGAGTCAAGCACCCCCTGGATAAAACCGGGGGGTTTGCTTTTATGGGAATCATAAGAGATATATCAGACAGAAACACAAAGCCGCCCATTTCGGACGGCGCTGTGTGCTCTGGTACCTTCCGCAGTCTCCTTTCATGTTGAGATTTGGATGAACTTTGCGCGGGTCATGCGCGTGATGCTGCCACGGCTGTAAACTCGGCACGGCCATGTAACCTCATCTAAATCAATGATTGGCACTCCTGTGCATCTGCAATTCGGCGCGTGACCGGCGTTGTATTTCCCAAGCGTGGACCGCTGGCCAATCAGGGCTTCAGGCGATGGAGGATCACTCCAGTTCACCAGAATCATATCCATCTTGCGGTGGGATAGGCGCACGCGAGAATCTTCACTCGAAAGCCATTGATACCATTTCACGCCAAGATTCTCCGACCGTGCCCGCGTGATTGACTCGGCTGCGCTCGATACCTCCGTTCGCGCCAGCATAGCAATATGACTGCGCGTGATGGCAGGGAAGCGTCCGCGAATGTCCTTGGCGATGGTCTCGGCCCGCTCCCCGCGCATCTGCCGGGTTGCAATCTGACTGGCCAGCGTTTGCGCCAGGTCCTGCGGCATGGAGCGTATCAGAGCAGCGTGTGTACTCACCAGTGACCGCACAGACGCGCCCACAGGCCCCGCCATTTCGCGCCGCAGCAAGTCGTATATGCGTTTGCCTTGTGAAGACTTCGCCGCCGCCTCACGCCAACTCTGTGCGTTCTGGACGGCTATCTGTGTGACCATGCGCCGAGCCAGGGAGTCGGACGCCTTCATTACCCTCTCACCTCCACCATTGCCGAGGAACGCGAAGATGCTCTCAAGATCGGCGTCATGCGGGAAAGTGCGCAGCCATATTTCCATGAGAGCATTGAGGGCGCGTCGGTATTCTTGCTCGATTCGTTGGGGGCGGTGGAAAGCTGGCATATTAGCCCCTTATCCGCTTCCATGCCCGCTCAAACCATGAATCCTTGCCGCCCTCTGTCTTCTCGGCCTCGGTGTCACCGTGCTCTTCACCGAACGTCTCAGTGCCAGCGCGGGCTTCCGCTTCCTCTACCTGCATGGGAGGCTGTACCTCATCGTCCGCCGCCTCGATCATTTCATCCGTCACATTGGACCCAAGGCCCGTTTCTGCGCTGGCTGTCTTGATTTCGCGCAACGTGGTCTGCCTTCCAAGCACACCGGCATTGTAGTAGCCGAGTATGCTCTCGCCGTGGCTCTTTGCTAACTCCGCCTTTTCCTTGCTGTTCATCGTGCGGATTGGCGCGAACGCATAATCCAGATCGTCGGGAATCTCGCCCCAGGTGGACATGCAGATGATCGGAATCAGCTTGTCCATCAGCGGGCGGTCCTTCTGCCGGCGCTCCTGGTCTGCCGAATCGTAATAGTTCTGGAGATCACCCTCGTTTGACTGCCCAAGGCCGGTCTGCGTGTCGCCGAACAGCCTTGAGAACGGATACCCAGCCGCCCCACACAGCGCCGTCATCTGCATCTTCATCACTTCGGATAGACCACTGAAAGAGTAGGAGTTGCTGAATAGTTCACCCTCTTCGCCGAGCGCCAGAATACCGTTTGTGGAGATTGCTTCTGATACCGCCGTCATGCGGGCCGCATAGTCCACAAGCTGCTGCTGTGTCAGGTTCAGTCCAGATAGCATCTGTGCCAGCATCGGCTCTTTCATGGCCAGCACGTTGGCGCGTGCAATCAGGTCCGATACCGCCGCCATGCCGTAGTCGTATCGCTGTAGCTCGTCAAGAATTGCCTCGACCTCGCTCATGCCCCAGTACGTTTCGATCTGCTTCTCGAATAGCGGCAAGTCCCGGCCCAGGAACCGCAAGCACCGCGAATTATGGACGCGCAAGTTCTGATTCGCTTCCGTATACACATCGTAGTACACAGGTAAGCCGTATTCGGTGGGGTTGTCCAGATCGGTGATGAGTGCGGAGCTTGGCGACATGCCAGACCAGCGGTCCACTACGATCATGCCGCGATAGCTTCCCGGTTCCACGTCCT